ATCTAATAATTGTTCGATTGTTAATGACTCCTTTTCAGTTTCTTTTTTCTCTTTTAATAGTTGTCTTTCTATTTTCAAAGCTGGAATATTACAATTTTCATCTTTAGAAAATTCATTTAAAAACTCCTTATGTTTAGTATCGAGTGTAATAGAGGTTTTTTTATTAAATTTAATTTTTTTATTAGTTTTTGGTTTGAAACTTGGCATTTGATCTTTAATTATAATTAAATTATTTATTTAATTAATAATATAAATAAAATATATTTTACAAAAGTGTAAATAATAATAAGATAGTAATGTTATAATAAAATGTGAAAATTATACAATACAAGTTAAATAAATTTAATTGTTTTCTTAAATATAATTATTAATAATAATAGTAATGGATATAAAAATAAATTTAGATTCCTTAAAAGATTTAGAGAATGATAATTTAAAGGTTGACGCTATAAAATTTCAAAAAATGTTGTTATTATACAATTCAATAGAGCAGGGATGGAGTATAAAAAAAAGAAACAACGCATATGTTTTTACTAAAAATCACGAAGGTAAAAAAGAAGTGCTAGAAGATTCTTACTTATTAAAATTTATGAAGACCAACTTAGATTTAAATAAAGTTTTTTCATAATTAAAATTATTTTCGATTAAAATATTTTTAATTAAATTGAATTTAATTGAATTAAATTAAATTGAATTAAATTAAAAATTCTGATTTTTTTTTCTTTAGCAATTGTATAAAATGGGAGGTGGATTAATGCAACTCGTAGCCTACGGCGCTCAAGATGTTTACCTAACTGGTAATCCTCAAATTACTTTTTGGAAAGTTACCTATCGCAGATATACTAACTTTGCTATTGAATCTATTGAACAAACATTCAATGGTCAAGCTGACTTTGGACGCAGAGTCCAATGTGTGATCTCCAGAAACGGTGATCTTGCTTACCGCACTTATCTTCAAGTTACACTTCCAGAAATTAACCAACTTATGGGTCTTGGAAACTACACCACTGGACAAAACACTGGTGTCTATGCTCGTTGGCTAGATTATCCTGGAGAACAACTTATTGCTCAAGTTGAAGTTGAAATTGGTGGTCAAAGAATCGACCGTCAATACGGTGACTGGATGCACATCTGGAACCAACTTACAATCACAGCTGAACAACAACGTGGATACTTCAAAATGATTGGAAACACTACTCAACTTACCTTTATCACTGATCCTTCTTTCTCTGATGTTGAATCTCCTTGTGACTCCTTGGCTCCTCGTCAAGTTTGTGCTCCAAGAAACGCTCTTCCAGAAACAACCCTTTATGTTCCTCTTCAATTCTGGTTCTGTACCAACCCAGGTTTGGCTCTTCCTTTGATTGCTCTTCAATACCACGAAGTTAAAATCAACCTTGATATCCGTCCTATTGATGAATGTCTATGGGCTGTTACTACATTGAACTGCAACACAAGTCCTTACACTGGTGCCTCTGGACAATACTCTGTTGGACGTCCAGTTCCTGCTACCATTGCCTATAATCAATCTTTGGTTGCTGCATCTCTTTATGTTGACTATGTCTTCTTGGATACTGATGAACGTCGCAGAATGGCCCAAAATCCTCACGAATATTTGATTACTCAACTACAATTCACTGGTGATGAATCTGTCGGTTCTTCCAGTAACAAAATTAAATTGAACTTCAATCACCCTGTTAAGGAGCTAATCTGGGTTGTCCAACCTGATCAAAACGTTGATTACTGTTCTTCTTTGACTTGTGATGCTCTTCTTTTCAAGGTTCTAGGTGCTCAACCTTTCAATTACACAGATGCTATTGATGCTCTTCCAAACGCTATCCACGCTTTCGGAGGTCCTCAATCTGTTGCTGCTGATTCCCGTGCTTACATTGATGCTCGTGGTCTATTCCAAGATGCTGGAGCTCTTGATTATATCCCAGGAGATGGATTCACTGGATACTGGCACGGACCATCTAACCCTTACAATCAAAGTAACTTGGGAGGAAATGAAGTTCCAATTAACAGTTCTGGACTTTCTGCTTCTGTTCTTGCTTCTCTTGCTGAATCCGGATCTCACAAGGATAACTCTGGTGTCTCTGATGCCGGAACATTCGTTCTTTCTGAAACATCTATTGATATGCATTGTTGGGGACAAAACCCAGTTGTTACCGCTAAGCTACAACTTAACGGACAAGACCGCTTCTCTGAGCGTGAAGGATCTTACTTCTCTTGGGTTCAACCATACCAAGCCCACACCAGAAACCCTGATGAAGGTATTAACGTGTACTCTTTTGCCCTTCGTCCAGAAGAGCATCAACCATCAGGTACATGCAATTTCTCCAGAATTGATAACGCTACTCTTCAACTAGTTCTATCCAACGCTACAGTTGAAGGTACCAAAACTGCCAAAGTCAGAGTCTATGCTACCAACTACAACGTGCTAAGAATTATGTCTGGTATGGGAGGTTTGGCCTACAGTAATTAAGCGGTATGTATTATCAGTTACCGTTTTATATTTTTATATACAATTTAATAATTAATTCATTGATTTTTAATTATTAAAGCAAAAAGCATAGTTAAAATTCCTAATTTGTTGAGAAAAAAGAATAATATATCTTCTATAATTGAAACAACTTGAATAGGCTGTAATATACGATTATACAACCAATGGATATTGTTAGAGCTTTTACCGAAAATGAATTACATACTGAAATTATTATAAAAGGTGATGTAAATAATCCATTATTTCGAGCAAGTGATATTGGAAATGTCTTGGATATTTCAAATATAAGAACATCTATAAACGATTTTAATGAAACCGAAAAGGTAGTACATAGTATGGACACCCTTGGTGGAACCCAACAAGTAACATTTCTTACAGAAAAAGGTTTATATAAGGTATTATTTAAATCTAGAAAACAGATTGCTGAAAAATTTCAAAATTGGGTATGTGAAATAATAAAAGAAATAAGATTAAATGGTATATATGATTTACAAAAAGAAATAGAAAAACAAAATATTGAATTAGAACAATTGGAAAATACTAAAAATAAAGAATTAGAAGATAAATTAATTAAACAAAAAATAATGGAAAGAGAGAAAATACTATTACACCTTTTCTCATTTAAAACGCCCATTTTAAATGATATTTACAAATATGTTATATTATTTTTCATGATATTTAAATACAAATCCAGCAGAAGTTTTTATTTTTCCCGCTAAAACTCCACTAACTGATATGCTTGATTGTATAGAATATTCTTTTTGTAAATATTCTACTGCTTCAAATTGATAATTAAATGATTTTAGAAATATACCATCTTTAAATACATCAAATGGATTATTTTTCCCAAGTAAGTCTAATCTTTTTTTTATTTCTTCTTTATTCTCAAATCGTTTTTTCTGTTGTTCACTAATTTCTTGTCTTCGTTTTGGGTTATCTTCATAAAATTTTTTCTTTATTTCTCTCATTTTTTCTTTTTCCCCTGGGTTTTCAAAGCGTTTTTTCTGTGATTCACTACATTTTTCTCTCGCACCAGGTTTATCAAATCGTTTTTTCTGTGATTCACTACATTTTTCTCTCGCTCCTGGTTTATCAAAATATTTTTTCCTTGTTTCACTCATTTGCTGTCGTTTGTCTTGATTTTCCCAAATTTTTGTCATTCGTTCGCTATGTTCTTTGGCAGCATTTGGATTATTTTCAAAAAATTTTTTCCTTGATTCACTATTTTTTTTATTATCCTCTTCTGTATGGATGTAACCATTAACACCGTCACCACCATACGTCATATTATATCCATTACCATATATGTAATGTGAATTATATAATAGAATATACTTAATTTCTTTTTCAAATAATTCTTCTAATGTGTCTGATGTATCTATTTCTATAAGTTCAAAAGTATCTATCATATCATATTTTCTTATTGCTTTATATATACAATATTGAACGCCTTTTTGAGCAAATAATTTATGTTCTTTTTTTCGTTTTTCTAATGAAGTAGTTGTAAGACCAATATAATTTTTACCATTAGGAAATTGTATTTTGTAAATATAACCGTAGGTCATGTTATAAATTATTTATTATTTTAATATTGTAATTTGGTTTTAAGTCAATTTTTCATTTATAAAATGGGCGTTTTAAATGAAAAAAGGTGTAAAAGAATATGCACAATCTGGACCATTAGTTTATATAATAAAGGTTAAAACCTATGAAAATGGAAAGTATGTCGTTAAAATAGGACATAGTGAAAAAGGTATTCAAAATAGATATACTGAACATAAAAATAAGTATGAAGAATGTATATTATTAAATTGTTTTACTGTTAATAAAAGTAAATGTTTTGAAAGTTTTTTGCATAATCACGAAAGTATTCGATTAAATAAAATTAATAATCTTGAATGTCACGAAAATGAAAATGAATTATTTTTAGTTGGAAATAATTTAACATATCAAATGATTTTAAAGATAATTAATTGTAATATTAATAATTATAATTACAGTGTTAATGAATTATTAAAAGAAAATGAAATATTACAAATCAAATTACAAAGTAACCAAAAAAATATTAATAATGAAATAATAGAAGAACTAATTAATACAGTTAAGCAACTATCTCAGAAAATATCTTCTCTTGAACAATCGAATAAAGAAATATTAAATAAACTTAATACACAAGAAACAAAAGTTACAACAGGATTTAATAATCCATTATCAACACTTGGACCAAGATTACAAAAAATAAACCCAGAGAGTTTACAACTTATCAAAATATATGAATCTGTAACAGAAGCAATAAAAGAAAATATCAATATTAAAAGACCTAGTATAAATAAAGCTATTCTAGAAAATACTGTTTATTGTGGTTACCGTTGGCTTTTGGTAGATAGAGATTTAGACCCTAATATTATTCATAGTATTCATCCAACAAAACAAAGTAAGATTCAAAATCTTGGATATATTGCTCAACTAAATTGTCAAAAAACAGAAATTTTAAATGTACATTTAGATAGAAAAAATGCAGCACTCTATAATGGATATGATTCTAGTTCTGCATTAGATAATCCTGTAAAAAATTTTACTATTTCAAATGGATTTTATTATAAATTATATAATGATTGTAATATAATATTAAGAGAAAAGTTTGAACAAACAAATGGTAAGGCTTTATTATACAAAAATGGAATAGGTCAATATGATATAAATGGTAATTTAATTAAAGAATTTGTATGTAAATATGATTGTATTAAAACTCTATCAATAAGTGATAAAACTTTAAATAAAGCATTAGAAAAAAATATACCATATAATGGTTTTTATTTTAAAGAAATCGGAAGTAAATTAAAAGTTCTATGATATGTTAAAATTTTATAATTTTTGTACAGTATAATTTATACCGATTCCATTACAGAATCTTCATCTAATTCATTAATATCATTCAAATCATCCAAATCATCTACAATTTCAATATAAGTATTATTTTTCCAAACAACTTTATGTGTATTAAATAATCGATTCATATTAATTATTTCTGGTTTTTCTGTTTCAGATGTAAATAATTTTAAAATTTGTTCATCATCTCTAAAGCGTACTGTATATGTTTGTTGTATATTACTTCTACCAATTCTACCCATCGATTGAGTAATTTTTTCTTGAGTTAAATTCAAATCCTTACTTAAATAACAATGACAAAATTGGTAATTAGTTCCATAAATATAATCACTAGATGCAATAATCATATATAATTTTTGCTCATCTGCTAATTTCTTCATAATTTCGGTATAGGTAATATTATCGTGATTAATAAATACTCCGATTCCCATCATTAATAGAACTTTCCAAGAATTTTCTACACCATTTAATGCCATAATATCGCTTACTATATGTTCGTCAATATTGCTGGTGAATGCATTTGTTGTGTCTAAACCCTCAGCC